CCCATTAATTGTAATAAAGTTGCATCAGGACCTTTAAAAGGTAAAGGCATAAACTGATCTCTAATATTTCCACCAGGTGCATCGACATCTCTAAACTCACCAGGTTGTAAAGGTTGTGCATCATCTCTAACTCTAATACCTCTAGATTTAAATCCAGCAGGTAAGTTTGCTAAAGTTCCTGCATCTAATAATTGTCTTAATGCAGAAGTTGCAGTTCTAGTCAAACCACCAATCATGTGAATTAAACCAAAGCCATAAAAACCTGTACCAGGTAAAAATTTGAATTGTACAAAGTAACTTATTTTTTTCTTTAATGGATCTGTAGGTTGATAGTTTCTTCTGATGGATAAAATTTTATTATTAGATTGTGCGATTGTTACAATATAAGGTAATTTAATTCCTGTTGGTTCACCATCTTCGCCCATATCTTCATAACCATCTAAATCTAAATTAGTATGCATTTCATAAAGTGTATATTGATCTTCTTGACCATCTTTTGAAATACCTTCTAATTCTAATTTTTTATCTTCTAATTGATTTTCTGTAACAGGTGGTTTTCCTAAATCTATGTCTCTATAAAAACCAGATACTTGTTGTTTTCTTAAATCGTTTTCAGAAATTTTTACAACATGAATAATTGCTTCTGCATCTTCTAAACTGTTTGCAGAATATGGAACAATCAAATCATCTGCAGGAACAAATTTAGAAACGGCTCTACCTAAAAGATCGTCATAATAAACTTTCTTAAATGTAGAGCCGGACAGGGGAAGATAAAATAACATTTGATCAAACTCTGGTTCATACTCTTTCATCTGATCCATAATTTGATCATTCATAAAATCTTTTACACGTTTAGCTTGTTCTTCTTTGGGTACAGTTACGTCACCTAAAATTTGTGTTCTAACTGGACCATCGCTTGGTAATAATTCTTTATATGCTTGTGCTTGAAATTGTGTAACCGCTTCAGCAAGTACAGGGTGATTAACACCTGATGCACCTCTGAAAGGTTCTGTTCGTCTTTCGTATTTGAAACCTAATAATTCTAAACCTTCTCTATAAGACTGTTCCCAGTCTCCTCTTGATTCTTTGTATTCTGTGTATTGATCAGAAAGTTTTGATCCTAATTCATCTAAAGCACCATCACCTAAAAATTCTGCTAGATTTTCAAAATGATCTTGACCACCTTCTGGTGAGGCAACTGCTGGATCAAAAGAAACTTCAGCTCCACCTTCTTCTGTCATTTCTATTTCAACAGGTCCACCTTGGGTTTGTACTTCTTCAACTTTTTCTTTTACTGCTTCTTCAATCTCTGCTTCGCCTGGAAGCTCCACAGTCGTTTTTTGATTGGGCAAAGATTTATCTATTGTAGCCATTTGTTATTCTACCTTGATTTAAATAATGATTCAACACCTGATACTTCAATATCAGGGATTTGCATTATAGTCAATTCCATAATGCCTCCGTCTTTTTTCTTCTTACGTCCTAAAAACTCATCTAGATTAGAAACAGAACTACGTAATTCGTCAGCGTCTGTTCCAACTCCGTCAAAAACTTCTTCTAATTCTTCTAATTCTTTTACAGGCACTCCTTTTGTTGTCTCATCTGCGGTTACTTTAATTTCTGCTAAACCCCTTGTGTCTTGATCAGTCATAAACTCTACGTTTGAACTGCCTGTGCCTCTATCAAACTCAACTTTAATGTCTGGTCTATCTGGGTGAACATAAGTTTCTATTCTATTTCCTTCACCTATCTTCTTACCTTCACGCATAACTTTTCCAATTACCGCTTCGTAAAACTCAATACCTTTGTCAGCTACCGCCGCAATACCTTCTCTTACAGGTTCTTTCTGTAAGAATTTTAATTTACTCATCATTGGCATTGATGCCAAAACTCCAAGTGCTTTTAAAAAATCTCGTCTGTCCATTATGCTGATAGATCCATTTGTTCTTGTGCTTGCGCCAGGTAAGCTTCTCTCTCTTCATCTGACATGCCCGCTAGTTTTTCTTTTTCTGCTTGTAAGGCATTGTAACCCATTTTTCCTAAACCTAAAGCAGTAATTCCTGCTCCAACTGGAGTTAACATCGCGCCCACTCTGCCTAAACTTAACGCTTTGCCTAATGCTCCTGTAACACCTTTAGCACCAATTCTTTTTGCTGCTTCTGGATATAATAATTCTATACCCACCATAGGATCTACAGTTGCATCAACTATATTTTTTCCTTCGTCTAAATTCTCCTTTATTGTGGCGCCAGCGAATCCTGTCGCTGCCAATGGAGATGCAAGGGTACTTAACAAACCTTTTAATAATTTACCTGTACCTTGTCTTACTGTTTTACTTAATAAGGGTGCTGAAGCGATGGCCGCTGTTGGCATTGGATTGTCCGCTGCCCATTCAAGCATAGTTTTATTTGAAACAGGTTCTTCTGTTTTAGGATCTATAAAAGCTCCTGCTTCATCGCTGTATTTAATTGGTGTTTCAGATTCTGCTGCTTCTGACTCACTTGTTAAAAGTTTTGTAGCTCCTAATGTAGCTACTGTAGGAACAACAAATTTCTCTCCCGACTTTACTCCGGGAACTCTAGACTTAACTAAATCTTTTAAACCTTCTTCATCTCCTTTTAACGATAGTTTTACTGCTTTTTTTAAATTAGGTTGAGTTATTTTTTTAACATCTTGTGTAGGACCAGATGCAACAAACTTAATATACTCTGTCAAAGATTTATCTAAATTTTGTTTACTATCTATATTTACTTCTTTTAAATTTATTTCATCAATAAAATTATCTTTTAAATTATATTTAGGTAATTTTTTTCTATCTACAGTTTTTAATTTACTTGCTACATCGTCATAGATTTCATTAACTACTTTAATTGATTTTTTAGCCTCATCAACTTCACCAGCTTTTAAGGCGGCGTTTGCCGTACGTAAATTATTTTTTATAGTTTTATAGATATTATTTTTTGCTTTAGCACCTAAAACATTAAAATTAAAATCTTGTGTTGTAATTCCAACTTTAGATATTGCTTTAGGATCTTTTGCAATCGTGCCGGGTACAATACCTTGAAAATGTTCAAAACTTGGATACAAAGATTTAGGAATAGCTTTTCTATCTATAGCTCCTGATACGGTTGAAAAGTTAATTGCTTTTTTTAATCTTGCATCAACTTGTGCGGGAGTTAAATCTTTATAAAGATCAGGATCTAAATTCATCAAGTCTTGTTGTGCTTTTCTATATGCACCAAAACCTTTTATATTTTCTGGAGTAGTTCCTTTTGGTCTTACGCCTTTTACAGTTTCTTTAGAATCAATTTTACCTAATTTAGATTGTGTAAGATTATATCTATATAGTTGTGCGTGTTTTGCTTTTGTGATTTTATTATCATACGGCAAACCAGTAATTTCAGTTGCCATTTGAGAAAGTGTTTTCTTATTAAATCCTTTTTTAAAAATATTCTTTTCTTTATCTGTTAAAGATGAAGATTCGATTTTTGATCCTCCTTTGCCGCCTCCTGTTAAATTTAATTTTTTTTCTTTATTAACTTGATCAACTCTTTTTTTAATTGCATCATAGCTAGTGTTAAATTTTCTTCCTAGTTCTGCAAAATTAATTACAGAGTCTTTTGGTAAAGACTCTAAATATTTTAAAATTTGTTGACTTATTTTTAGACTTATGTTTGCAGCCATTATCTTTTCCTTGTAAACATTGTAGCGATACCACCTTTTTGATAACCAATGATACCACCATCTTTTTCTCCGCTACCGTAATCTTGTTTACTAGCTCCTGTATACTCTCCTGTAACAGGGTCATTTAAAGATGGGTCTAGTCCACCACCAGATCCATAATCTTGATAACCCATTCTATTTATCTCTTCTTGTGCTCTTGCTAAAGCTGCTCTTGTAGCTAATTTTTCTTCTAATTCCATTCTCTTGGCATATGCTATATCATTAGCTTTTTTTATTGCGTCCATTCCTTTATTTATAGAAGGTCTTCTTACGTAATTTTCAAATAGTGCTGCTCCTATTTTTGGACCAAATACACCTTGAATAGCTTTACTGATAGGTCCAAATAAACCAAGTCCTGCTGTTTGACCCCTGATATCTGCAAACTCATCTTCTTCTTCCACACCACCGCCTAATAAACCTGTTCCTGTTGGAGATAATAAATCTGCTCCAATGATACCTTGTAAATTACCTGTACCTGTAGGACCACCAGTTCTAAAATTAATTCTACCGCCGTCCGCTTTCATTCGTGGGTGCTTACCAGTTTTTTGTATTTCTAATATTTCTTCAAAAGTCTCATCACCAAAAAGTTTTATGTCTGGAAAAGTTTCTTGAATTTGTTTTTCTATAATGTCTGTGCTTGCTCTGGCGCCAGGGGATCTAAGAGCTTCTACCATCTCATCACCTTTACCTGGACCTTTGGCTTCGTCGTAAATTTTTTTAATGTCTTCACCAAAGTCTTGTGTACCACCCATGATAGGTTTCTCAGGATTTAAAGTTTTGCCTTCCATGTCTACAACTTTTGCAGACTCATCGGCTCGTTGTCTTGCTTCTTGTTTGATTTTGATAAGATCCAAACCTTCAGGATCTTTCTTCATCATCTTTTGATAACCTCTGATTAATCTATCTAATATGATTTGATAATTTTCTTGTGCTGCTTGTAATGCGCCTAGGCCAAATTTAATTTTGCTCATCAGTAATATTCTATTTCAGGTCTACGTTCCGCCTGTTCTTTTTCGTCTTCTGGATGCCCTATGAAACCTCCCTGTCTAAATCGCATCACCGCTTGAGTCATTGAATCCACTAAATCGTCATTGTCTCCATATGGAAACGCTGCACACTCTTCGATCACTTCTTCTGCAAATTTATCTTCAGGCGCCCATATCTGACCAGACTCAAATAATGGAGATACGGCGTTTACTCTAGCATGTTTATCGTTACCTTTGCTAGGAGTGAAATTTATAACAGGAATACCAAGTTTTCGCAACTCATATGTCAAAGGTAAACCAGAAGCTTTAGATTCTATAATAACTGTGTCAGGGTTCCAATATTTATATTGTTCTAGTGCTACTCTACGTAATTCAGGAAACTCTAGTCTTTCTTTCAATGCATCTAACAAGATTAGATTCGGTCCGCTGTCCTCTGATGGATAAAATACGCCCCAGGTTGTAATGGCAGAATAGTCAGCAGTTTCTTTTTTCATGAATGCTGTATCATAAGATTGTATGATATGTTGAAGTTGAGGAACATAACCTTTGTCCCAAACATTCCACCACTCACGTTTGATCAACGATCCTTCTTCCGCTGTTGGATCTTGCATCCACTGCGCGTTCCATTTACCCACGCTCAACGATGCTTTAACACCCTCTAACTCATCTAACTTCCAAAACTCTGGCCACAAAGATTTACCACTGGGTAAGATAGCTGGGAACTCTACAACTTCCCACTGATCTGATTTTAATTCTTTTTGATTTTTTAAAAGCATGCCGGTTAGATCTTTTGTATTCCATCTTGTCATAACCACAACAATAGAACCACCTGGTTGTAAACGTTGTCTTGGACCAGATGTGTACCAGTCATAAGCACGTTCCAATGCCTGCGCATTGAGGGCATCTTGTTCTGAATGCGGATCGTCGATAATAAGTAAGTCCGCTCCACGACCCGTTATGGCCGATCCAACACCGGCTGCATAATATTCACCGCCTTGTTCTGTTTCCCATTTACCAGCCGCTTGACTGTCCTCTCTTAATCTAGTTTTGAAAACGGTTTGGTATTCTGGGCTATCGATAAGTGTTTTAGCTTTTCGTCCAAAGCGGATCGCTAATTCAGTGGTGTGGGTCGTTTGAATTATTTTTAAATCAGGTTTACGTCCTACCATCCACGAGGGTAAGAGATAAGACGCAAACTCTGACTTTGTATGCCTAGGGGGCATATTGATGATTAACCGCTTACACTCGCCTTTTGCCAAACGGTTAAATTTTTCTGAAATTTTTTTGTGATGATCACCTTCTATGAATTCAGGCCAAACGTGTTTTACAAAAGAAAGGAAATCAGATTTGACTTTGTTTTCAGTTTTTTTCTGAGAGAGTTTTATGGCGTACTTCATAAACTCTTTTTTTACATCTGGTGGTAGCTTATCTATTACTTCTTGTTTCATAAAAATTTTTGCAGAATTTTTTTAGACTTCTGTTTTTCCCTCATTTAGTTTTTATAGCTGATCTATCTCTAAATCAAGGTATATAGGGTATGTCTTGGGACCCCTGTTTGACTTAGGGAGGGTGGGCCCGTTAGTTAGCAAGCATAATCGCAAATCGTTAGGGACCCCTCTAGGGAGGGTGGGCCCGCCAGTTGGCAAGCTGTGAATTGTGGCAAGATTGTGGTAGGCCCCCGGCAGGGGGCCGACCCATATTGGACACATAGTCTATTGACTATATGGGAAAATATGTCAGTCCAATAAAGTCATATATGCTTTCGGATTCATCTTACTAAACTTCGTTAAACCCTCCTGCATTAAATCGTATTCCTCCATTTCCTCAAACTTCTTAACCATTGTATATACAATGTATTCATCTCTCGTTAACATCTCCGATTGTCCGGAGTATGGGTTAGTTGCTTTTATTTTATTCTCGTTCATATTTTCCTTTCTGTTATACCTGGGATAATATGTTATTTATTATATCTTGTCAAGTCTATTTTATTTAACCTTTCCTGTCTTTTCTTTTCGCGTTTATCTTTTCGGTCTACATAAATAGTTAAACCTCCCACAAATAAACATACTAATATAATTAATGTTAGTTCCATTTTAATCTAAAATGTCCAGTCGCGGTTCGGTATCCGTCTGCATCTAAATCATAATACGTTATGCACGGATTATTCTTTTTAGATAAGAAGGTTCGACAATCGTTTGTCCATTTCCCTTTTCTAGTTATAAAAGCCTTATGCTTTTTAGCAAAGTAAGTAATATAGAATTGTTTATCTTTTATCATTCTCTAACTCCTTAATTCTTTGCTCTAGTTTTAATAATCTTGTAGCCAACAAATTTAGATTGTCTGTGTTTGTTTCCACAATCTTACCTAGCTTCATTAAGTTGTTGCCAGTTGTCACGTGCATGTCCATGCCCTTGATAACTGCCTCTTGTATTTTATTAATCATATTTTCCTTTCTGTTGTTTATGTATGGGATATTATAAGATATCCCATACATTGTCAAGCCCTTAATTTGAGCTTATTTGTTTTATTTTAGAAGTGTCAATAATCCAGGCAATACCAATTTTTTTAGTTGTATTGTCTAATTGTTGTATTAGCTCTTCAGGCGTTCCGCTTTCCATAACTTGATCTATTGCTTTGGTCTTTAAGTCTTCAAGTTGTTTGAGCTTCAGTCCTTCAGGTCTTCTTCTTATTTCACGATCAACCAAATCACGTGCCCAGTCCTTCAGTTGCTCTTCGCAATCGGACAGCGATAAGTCTTTTTGATCTTCAAATCTATAAGAGTTGTATTCTTTTTTCTTGCTCTCATCTTGATTTGCCTTTTTCTTAAAGAAGGTTCGAGCTTTATCTTGAACCGCCTTCAGTGTAGCTTCGGCCTTTCTAAACTCATTTAAGATTTTATCAGCGCCCATTTTCTTTGCTAACTTACCGACTATCTTTTGAGTTGCTTCAGCTCTATATTGTTTTACCAACAATTCCTGCTCTTCAATTAAAGGGTTAAAGTTTCTTCGCACCTTCGACTTGAAGTGATCGAGTTGATACTTTGTCATTGTTTTTGCCATTGTTTATCCTTTCGTTATTTATCCCAGATTATCCTATTGACAAACAGTTGTCAAGTGTATATATTAATAATGGCTCCTGGGTCATGAGCCATGATAATAACTGACCCCTTGAGCCCTGGTCTATTGACACTCGTCCGTGAGTTATATGAAACGGAGTGCGGTTAACTAGTTAACTTCAATGGACCTGGGGTCAAGCACAGAGTTAATTACTCTTAAGCCCTGGTGCACCGGTAAACAATTGCCGCTGGGCTTCAGT